ACAATGTTTTTTCAGTTAGTGAACACACTAGAACTTTAACAGATATGCAACAAGTTAGAGATTTCTTTGTTAAAAAGAAAGTTGATATGCCTGTTAAACAATCAACTTATTATTCGATCAAAAATGTAACGAATAATAAAGAACAAGAAAACTTAATTGAAGAACAATTAGGGAGAATTGCAAATGCCTAATGATTTAATTAATCAATTAAGAGAATTAGCTAACACCACAAATCGTGGTGTTAGTAACCAAAACCAAAATACTTTTTTATCTAATGCTCAAGAACAAAGAATAGATTGGCAGTTATTAGCTAATTATTTAGATGGAAAGATATTTGAATTTATTATGACAAATCAAAACGATCCAAGAATAAAAGATTTTGGAATAGAGTTAGCTAGAGATTTGGCTAATAAATTTGGTATAAATCATTAACTTTTTTTACCAGCGTGGGCAGGTGATACCTGTCCATGCTACCTTCCCTTCTTAAAATAATCCTTCAGGTAATCGCCCTATTTAGTTAGTCTATTTAGATTAGATACTACATCTAGAGTCCCAAACCATTTTTTGCCAAAAATAATCCTTTATGACCTCGCCACCCCCCGTCCCCCCCTATAGATTTATATATGCAACGTAGCGTGTAAGATTTACACAAACAAAACATATGCTATAATGTTACGAAAATGGATTTAGACCAAATAACCAGTGATGAAGCTGCAGATCTAATAAAAAAATTAGAATTAAGAAAAGCAGAAATAGATACAGCTGAACATTCAAGAGATGATTATTTATCTTTTGTAAAAGCAGTGTGGCCAGAATTTATTGGTGGATATCACCACAGAAAGATTGCAGAAAAATTTAACATGATTAAAGACGGTAAGCTGAAACGTTTAATCGTTAATATGCCACCAAGACATACTAAATCTGAATTTGCTTCTTTCTTATTTCCTGCATGGATGATGGGACACAATCCTAAATTAAAAATTATTCAAACAACGCACACCGCAGAGTTATCATATAGATTTGGTAGAAAGGTGCGTAACTTAATGGACATGGAGGAATATAAAAATGTTTTCAAAGACATATCACTATCACAAGACTCGAAGGCCGCGGGCCGTTGGGAAACCAACATGGGTGGCGAATACTTTGCTGCTGGTGTTGGGGGTGCCATTACTGGTCGTGGTGCTGATCTGCTCATTATTGACGATCCTCATTCGGAGCAAGACGCACTAAGTCAAACTGCCATGGATAATGCCTATGAGTGGTATACCTCAGGTCCTCGTCAACGTTTGCAGCCTGGCGGCGCAATAGTTGTGGTTATGACTAGATGGTCTGTAAAAGATCTTACAGGTAAATTAGTTAATGCACAAAAAGAAGTAAAAGCGGATCAATGGGATATTATTGAATTCCCTGCTATCTTCCCTGAAACAGGAAATCCTATGTGGCCTGAATATTGGAAAGCGGACGAACTGTTATCGGTCCGCGCATCGCTGTCCGAGCAGAAGTGGCAAGCACAATGGCAACAGCAACCAGTATCAGAAGAAGGTTCCATAATAAAACGTGACTGGTGGAAGCTATACGAAGCAGGCGATCCTCCTCCCCTCCAACATGTAATTCAAAGCTACGATACAGCATACTCTAAAAAAGAAACAGCAGACTACTCGGCAATCACTACATGGGGAGTTTTTTACCGAGACGATATGCGAGCACCGGCGTGCATCTTATTAGATGCGAAAAGAGGAAGATGGGAATTTCCAGAGCTCAAGAGAATAGCAATGGAGCAATATAAATATTGGGAGCCGGAAACTGTCATAGTCGAGGCGAAAGCGTCAGGGCTTCCGCTAACCTACGAATTGCGTCAAACAGGAATTCCAGTTGTTAACTTTACACCGAGCAAAGGAAATGATAAACATTCAAGAGTAAACGCCGTAGCACCTCTATTTGAATCAGGGCAGGTATGGTATCCTGACGAGAGATGGGCGCAAGAGGTTATTGAGGAATGTGCTGCTTTTCCTTTTGGTGAGCATGACGATTATGTTGACTCCACCACTCAAGCTTTGTTAAGATTTAGACAAGGAAACTTTATAACGCATCCAGAGGATTACGAGGATGAGCCTGGTGTTTTACAGATGCGAGAATATTATTAGGGGTAATATGGGAAAGAATAATAAAGTGGTGAAAGGATCAAGAGAAGGGTCTATCATCAATACAAAAACATCATTTAAAGATGGATCTAAACCAGATTTTTTAGATTTAGATAAAGACGGCGATAAAACAGAATCAATGAAAAGTGCAGCAGCTTCAGCTAAAACAGTAAAAGCGAAAAGCGGTTCGCGTACCGGGGTCCGTGGAACAGGTGCAGCTAAAAAAGGCTTTAGAAAAGCAAGACTTAGCTAATGGCTAAAAAGAAAAAGTTTCAATCAGGCGCAGCTAGTGTTTTAGATGATCCAAATATTTTGGATGTCTTGCCACAAATTCAAAAGCCAAACCTACAAAGCGATCAAGTCGGTGACATAAGAGCATTGTTACCTTTACTCGCTATGGGTGTTACAGCTGCAACACCAGGAATGATTAATAAATTTGGTCAAGATGTTAGGCAAACTCCAGGAGGTATTGTCCTTGGCCCTGATGCAGAAGAGCTTTCAAAAGAAAGAGATAGAATTGCAAAAGAAGGTAAACCAGGTGGTTTCTCAGCACCGGATATAAAACTACCAATATCTACAGGAAGCCCTCCTCCTGATCCAATAGAATTTGAACCTGGTTTAATTCCACCAGGAGATCCCCTTCAAGGCGAAACTAAAGTTGGTGGAGGATTTATTCCTACTGATATGCCGGACATGAGTATTATGACTATGGGTGATAAGAAAAAAGAATCCAAAGCTTTGGTCAAAAAAACAATGATGCCTACACTAGATGATTTACCTGATCTTTCTGGAGACAAAAATATGGCTCCAAGGTTTAATCAAACAGAAGACTACATAAGATCTAATTATACAGGCACCGAAGAAAAAACAATTGATCAGTGGGTAAACGAATTAGTAGATCCACAAAAAGGATTAACATTAGAATTAAGAGACTCAGGACTTGCTGGAGTTTTATTAAGATTAAATAGTACTGAGGGTGATAAAAAAATTACTTCTGCGCAACTACTAGATGAAATTTTAAACTTTCCTAGTCAATTAGATGCTTTTAACATTCCTGGATCAGATTTAAATCAAGCGTCATTTAAGATTATGGGTAATAACCAAGAACTTTTCCCTCAGGTATTAAATACTGAATTGAACAAAATACAAAATTTAGAAATGGTTTTAAGACCTGGTCCTGTTAGTGACTTTATGGAAAGATACAAAGATCTTCTTATAAGCGGTTATCAAGAATTAATGGGCGTTACAGATAGAGATAAAGCTGCTGATATTTTAACAAACTTAGCAACGCAAAGAAGAGATTTAATGCTTGAGTCGGATGTTACTCAAGAAATGCTAGATGCAAACAGGCAGTATACAATTTTTGAAGATTCTCAGAGAACAGTGGGTCAAACATTTCGTAACAATGTTTTTACCAATGAACACATGTCAATTGGTTTACCTGGAACTCAATCGCAAGACTATCAAGTTTTAACTCACAATTTTAAACCTGCATATGATCAAGATGCAAGATTAGAACAACACAATTCAAGTCACCCAACAGCCGATCATACGATAGCATTTTCTAGAGGCAGACAAATTATGAATGATGCGAACAATGAGACAGGTTATGTAATTATGGAAATGCAATCCGACGTTCACAGAAATTTAAAAGGTAAAGATATAACTTTTCCTGATTCAATAAATGACGCTAGTAAAAATTTCTATCCATTTTCAGGAGGTCAACAGTTTTGGGTTAAACAAGTTTTAAAAGATAACATTGAGAATGCTATTATTAAAGGTGATTCGTTTGTGGGTTGGGTGCCAGGAGAAGTTGTTTCTGTATACGAACAAGCAGACAAAGATAATTATAAAGGATTCAAAACAATCTATAATAAACAAACTGTTAAGTTTATTGAGAGATTAAATAAAGATATAACTAAAAGAGCAAAACAATTAGGCCTTACAGAAGAGCAAGCACAAATGGCTACACTTAAAATAAAAAATGATGGTAGATATGTTTTTCCAAATAGAGATACCGAATATGGAATGATGGAAGGCACTGCTAGAAAGTACAGGGATTACATTAATAGCGGAAATTATCCTGGTTTAGAAGATTATGTAAGAGAGGGTCCAAATGGTCAGCTGATATTAATAAACATGCCTTATGTAGACTTAAAAAAGTCTGATACCTTTGATCCTGAGCTATTCAAGAGAATAGGCTTTCCTCAATTCAAAAAGGGTGGTAAAACAAAGTCGTCAAAGGAAGATCCTTTAATTGACATCGAAATATTCTTTGAAAGCGTATAATGGCTATAGATAAAAAAATAAATCCTGAAGATAATCCAATAGTAGATAAATTTGCTAGCAGCCCTATCAGTATAGATATTGATGGAGAACCTTTGCCAGAGGGTGTAGAAATGTTAGAAGATGGTGGAGCGGTTATCGGTCCACAGATGATGCAGCCAGCAACACATGACTCAAACCTAGCAGAGTATGTCAAAGAAGAGGACTTAGAAAATATATCATCAGATTTAATTTCAGATTATAATTCAGATAAAGAAACAAGAAAAGATTGGGAGCAAGGATATACTGAAGGATTAGACCTTTTAGGTTTTAAATACGAAGATCGTTCTCAACCATTTCAAGGAGCAAGTGGTGTAACTCACCCATTGCTCGCAGAATCAGTAACTCAATTCCAAGCTCAAGCTTACAAAGAGTTACTTCCTCCCGGTGGTCCTGTAAAGTGCAACATAGTCGGAGCTCAAAACCCTCAGACTGAAGACCAGGCAAAAAGAGTAAAAGATTTCATGAACTACCAGATTACCTCAGTCATGGAAGAATACGATCCGGATATGGATCAAATGCTTTTTTTCTTAGCACTTGCAGGATCATCATTTAAAAAAGTTTATTATGATGCAAATTTAGGAAGAGCTGTTGCAAAGTTTATTCCTGTCGAAGATCTAGTTGTACCATATCATAGTTCAGATTTAGAAACTGCACCAAGAATAACACATGTTTTAAAACAAAATAAAAATGAAGTTAGAAAAAGTCAAATAAATGGTTTTTATAGAGATGTAGAATTAAAACCTACAACTCCAAAAGATAATAGAATTTCAGATAAGTATGATCAATTAGAAGGTGTATCTTCTAATGAGCAAAGTCTTTATGATGACGAATGTACACTTCTCGAAATGCATTGTGATTTGGAAGTACCAGGATTTGAAGATGTTGGACTTGATGGTATGCCAACTGGAATTAAACTACCCTACATAGTAACAATTGATGAGGGCTCAGGTAAAGTTTTATCTATTTACAGAAATTATAAAGCTGAAGATCCGTTAAAGAAAAAAATTCAATACTTTGTTCACTATCGTTTTTTACCTGGTCTAGGTTTTTATGGTTTTGGTTTAATTCATATGCTAGGGGGATTATCTAGAACTGCAACATCTGCCTTAAGACAATTAATAGATGCAGGTACTTTATCAAATCTACCAGCAGGTTTCAAAGCTAGAGGTTTAAGAATTCGTGATGACGATAATCCTTTACAACCAGGTGAATTTAGAGATGTAGATGCTCCTGGAGGAGATTTAAGACAAAACTTTGTGCCTTTACCATATAAAGAACCAAGTCAAACTTTATTCATGTTACTCGGTTTTTGTGTTGATGCTGGTAAAAGATTTGCAGCTGTAGCTGACGCAAAAATATCTGATTCAAATAATGCCAACCCTGTTGGAACAACAATGGCAATGATTGAACAGGGCACTAAAGTAATGAGTGCTATTCACAAAAGAATGCACTATGCACAAAAAATAGAATTCAGATTATTAGCAAGAGTATTCCAATTATATCTTCCGCCAGAATATCCTTATAACGTAACTGGCGGACCTAGAGTAATTAAAACAACAGATTTTGATGATAGAGTTGATATTATTCCAATTAGTGACCCCAATATTTTTTCTATGTCACAAAGAATTCAATTGGCTCAAGCTCAATTACAGCTTGCACAATCTAATCCACAAATTCACAATCCATACGAGGCTTACAGAAGAATGTATCAAGCTTTAGGAGTGCAAAATATTGATGCAATATTACCTCCCCCAGCTCAACCAGCACCGAAAGATCCTGTTACAGAAAATTCTGAATTACTTATGAAAAAAACTGCCCAAGCATTTCCACAGCAAGATCACGTTTCGCACATTTCTGCACATAGAGCATTTTTATCATCAGTTTTAGTGAGAACTATGCCTGATGTAATGACAAACATGACGGCTCACGTATTGCAGCACGTATCACAATTAGCTACACAAAACGTTTTAGAGAAAAATAAAGAAAAGATGGAGCAAATTGCTCAACAATTTGGTGGTCAAATACCTCAACTTGTTCAAAATGAGCTTAATAATCTATTAAATGAGCAAATTGCACAGGTAGAAGCTGAATTAATGTCTCAAATTGTAGCTGAAGAGCAAGAATATTTAGAAGGTGGCGGTGAAGATCCATTAGTTGAACTTAAAAAAGAAGAAATTGGCATAGAAAAGCAAAGAGTTGAGACTGAATCTATGGCAAAAATGGCTAAAATAGAGCTAGATATAGCAAAATTAGAACAAAAAGCTCAAGTTGATGCTGCAAAACTACAGCAAACCGCAGAATTAGCTGCTCAGCGTAATAATATTCAAATGAGAAAATTAAATGCCGCTCAAAGAAGGTAAATCTCAAAAAACTATTTCAAAAAATATTAAAATGTTAAAAAAAGAGGGTAAACCTATGAAACAAGCAGTTGCAATAGCCCTTTCAAAAGCTGGGAAAAAGAAGAGAAAGAAAAAATAACTTGATAAATTTTGATATGTCATCATAAATAAGATATGACATTACCAACTAATAATTCTGAAAAAATGAACGTCATAACTGACGATTTAATAAACTATGCTTTTGGTAGTCACGTAAATGATGAGGATAGAATGTTAATCGCATCAATGATGCTGGTAACAGCTAAAATGATATATTTGCAAAAAATGGGAAGTGATGGTAAAATCATGTATGAGTCTGATAAAGAGGTCATTCTTAAAAATTTAAAACCAACTGTACACTAGGGGTCAACATGTTTAAAAAAACAAAAACAGAAGTCGTAAAAAGCAAAAATCCTTTTCCTACTTTAAAAGTGGGTTCTGATGCTGCTATTGTTTACTCACCTTTTGTTGTTAAAGATAACAAAGGTTCTGGGCCAAAAGGTCAAACAAGCAATATGCAAATAAAAAAAGTAGCTTTTAAAGGCGTAAAATAGTATAAACTTTGCAAACAAGGAGGTTTCTATGAAACTTTTGCAAGATCTCTGGTCACATCTTAAAGAATGGTCAGATTGGAGTATGAAAGATTGGATTAAAGCTGCAATAGTAGCTATAATTGTAATCATAATTATTGGAGCAATATAAAAAGATTTTATGGTATGGCAACTACTAGCAAAGCCCCTTCTTGGCGTCGTCGCTGATGGCGTCAAGGGTTTTGTCGAAACAAAAAAAGCAAAGCAAGAATTAAAACTTACTGAAATTAAAGCTACGCAGAAACTTAAAGAAGATCAAATTGCCGGTAAAGTTGCATGGGAGCAAAGTGCAGTTGATCAAATGAAAGGAAGCTGGAAAGATGAGGTAGCATTAATTGTC